ACATTTGCTGATGTAGGAACTGTAATCTGGGGTAATAAAACACTTCAAGTTGCTGACACAGCTCTTAACAGATTGAACGTGAGAAGATTGTTATTACAAGCTCGTAAGTTAATCTCAGCTGTAGCTGTAAGATTACTATTCGAACAGAACGACCAAATTGTAAGACAACAATTCTTGGATAGCGTTAACCCAATCCTTGATGGTATCAGAAGAGATAGGGGTCTTTACGACTTCCGTGTGACGGTATCTTCTTCTCCTGAAGATTTGGACAGAAACACACTCACTGGTAAAATTTACCTTAAACCAACGAAAGCTCTTGAATTCATCGATATTGAATTCTTTATCACACCAACAGGAGCTTCGTTCGAAAATATCTAATCAAACGGGGGGAGAAATCCCCCCTTTTTTAGCCTTATATGGAAATCGTTTTAACAGAAGCATTTAAAGACGAAAAGACCCCCGAACTGAAATACTATGCGTTCGATTGGGACGACAACATCGTTCACATGCCTACCAAGATTATGGTAAAGGATGATGAAGGAAATGAAGTAGGTATGTCAACCGAAGATTTTGCAGAACACCGTCATCACATCGGAAAGAAAGATTTTGATTACGAAGGACAAACAATCGTTGGTTTTTCAGATGACCCTTTCAGATATTTCAGAAGTGAGGGAGATAAAGATTTTTTGATTGACGCGATGAAAGCGGAAACAGGTCCAGCGTTCGATGATTTTAGAGAAGCTATTAACAACGGTTCAATATTTTCAATCATCACAGCCAGAGGACACAACCCAAATGTCATCAGAGAAACCATCTACAATTATATCGTTTCAGGTTTCAATGGTATCGACAAAGACCAACTGATTAAGAATCTAAAGAAATACAGGTCATTTGTAGGTGAAGATGAAATGTCTGATGATGAATTAATTAAAACTTATTTGGCTCTTAACAAGTACCACCCCGTGTCTTTCGGAGACGAATCAGGGGCAACAAACCCTGAAGAATCTAAGGTGAAGGCGATGAAAGATTTTGTGGAATATATTAAAGGAATGGCTGCAATACTTAATAAAAGAGCATGGTTAAAAAATGATGTAGGAAATAAATTTATTCCATCTGAACCAGAAATAGGGTTTTCAGATGATGACCCAAGAAATGTAGAAGTTATGAAGAAAGCTTTTGATAAAGATGATATAGTTAAAACTTATTCTACTGCTGGAGGAATTAAGAAACGAGTAAATTAATAATTAAAAAATGGGGTCAAAAGTCAATAGAAATATTTTCCAACACCCTATATTTATAGGATATAAACAATAGAAACAAAAACTTAATAATATGGCTGATTTACTGATGAAGATGCCGATACCCTACGAACCGAAACGTCAAAACCGATTTATTTTGAGGTTCCCTTCTTCTTTAGGTATTAATGAATGGTTTGTCGAATCTGCGGCAAGACCTTCTATTAAAATCGCATCAAAAGAAATCGAATTTTTAAACACGTCCACTTTCGTTGCAGGAAGATTTAATTGGGACCCAATCTCTGTTAAGTTCAGAGACCCAATCGGTCCATCTGCGGCTCAAGCACTTATGGAATGGGTTCGTCTACACGCTGAATCTGTGACAGGTCGTATGGGATATGCTGCGGGGTACAAGAAAGACATTGACCTCGAAATGTTAGACCCAACGGGTGTTGTTGTTGAGAAGTGGATTCTTTTTGGAACATTCCTTACAGATGTTAACTTCGGAACTTTGGCATACAACTCGGATAACTTGGCTGATATCACAGCACAGTTGAGAATGGATAGATGTGTGTTAGTATACTAATACTCTTTATAAAAAATCAATACTTTTTATATTTAACCGTAAAGACATAAACTTTACGGTTATTTTTTTTATATGGAAGACAAAGCAAGAGAATACGGACAACAGATGATGACACTACCACATGATGTGGTTCCACTACCATCACAAGGTAGATTTTATAAAAATAAGAAAAAATCACTCAAGGTCGGTTATCTTACCGCATCCGATGAAAATATTCTTTTGGGTAACACTGATGATATTACAGGTGCTCTATTAAGAAATAAAATATACGAGCCAGATATAAAAATTGATGATTTATTGGAAGGTGATATTGAAGCTATTCTCATTTTTTTACGAAACACTTCCTTTGGTCCCGAACTCACTCTTAACCTTAATGACCCTCAAACAAAAAAACCATTCGAGACAAATGTCAGACTAGATGAGTTAGATATTAAACAACCAAAGAACGAACCATCGGAAGACGGCACTTACACCACAGTATTACCGAAGTCAGGTTCCTCTGTTAAAGTTAAAATTCTCACTTACGGTGAAATTGGAGAAATACAAAAAATAATTGCGAGCTACCCACAAGGAAGAATTCCTCCGAGAGTAACGTTAACACTTCAGAAACAAATATTGGAGGTAGACGGAAATTCTGATAAAGCAGAGATTGCGAAATTTGTGGAAAGTCTTCCTATTTCGGATTCGAAGTACATCAGAAACTTCCTCAATGATAATGAACCGAAACTCGATTTAAAAAGAGTTGTAATAGCCCCATCAGGAGAGAAACTGACAGTGAATGTTGGTTTGGGGGTTGAATTTTTTCGCCCTTTCTTCTAACTACAGAAAAGGTCAATTGGATGAATTTTACTATCTGAATACATTATTGAATATCAGTTATTCAGATTTTCTTGATATGCCTATTTTCATTAGGAAATATCTGTTGGACAAGTGGATAGAGTTGCATCCACCACAAAATTAGTTTTAATCTATTTATCAGTAAAATAATAAAAAATGTTTTTTCAAGTAGCAGCAGATAATGAGGCGGCAAAAGAAGCGGTAAGTAACGTCCAGCTAATTACCGACTTAATAGAAAAAAAAACGGCGGAGTTTAATCAGGCGACCAAAGACTTAGGAGAAGCCGCAAAAAATGTCGCCGTTGGTGCTGTAGAAACTTTTGACAGATTATTATCGTATTCGGACGACCTGAATAAAACTTTTGTAGGTGGAAGAGTTAGGATGCAAGAGATAGGTAAAGCTATCAATGAAGCTATACCTGGTGTTACAAGATTAGGGGGAGGAATCAAGGATGTAAATAAGACTTTATCCGAAATTGCGGCCGGAACAAGAACCCAAGCGTTAGCCACCTCCAAGGACGTAGAACAATTATATGCTGCAAGTAAAATCTTGGGAACGAGTGTGTTAGATATAGTCGATTCTTTTGATAAAGTTGGTATTTCATATGGGAATATAGCAGGAAACTTGACTAAGTCGATTACGTACGTTCAGAGTGTAGGGTTGAATGCTCGGTCAGTAATGAAAGATGTCGTGAGTAACACTGACGCATTATCTAGATTCAATTTTGAAGGAGGTGTTCAAGGATTGACAAAAATGGCGGCACAAGCTTCAATGTTAAGGTTTGATATGAAAAAAACTATTGACTTGGCTGATTCTTTACTTGACCCAGAAAAAGCAATTGAAATGGCTTCAGGTTTCCAAAGACTTGGAGTAGCAGTTGGAAATTTGGGTGACCCTCTGAGCCTCCTTAATCAAGCGTTGACGGACCCATCAGGATTACAGGATTCCCTTATCAATATGACCAAACAATTTACTTATTTTGACGAACAAGCGAAAAGTTTCAAAATAAGTCCTCAAGGTATTCTTACAATGAGAGAATTGTCCGATGCTACAGGAATTAGTGCTGCAGAGTTGAGAAAAACTGCACTTGCGGCTGCAGAGATGGACTCAAAACTTAAAGACATCAATACAACGGGATTGAGCTTTGAAGTGAGTGAAGACAATAAAAAGTTGATTGCAAACGTTGCAAGAATGGGTGAGGGAGGAGAATACGAGGTCAGTATCAAAGACGAAAGAGGATATGAGTATCAAAGGAAACTGACGGAATTACAAGAAAAAGATTTTTCGAGAATAATTGAACAACAATCTAAAGCCCCCAAAACAATCGAGGAAATTCAATCATCTCAACTATTAACATCGGAAAAAATGTTAGCTGAAATTACAGCACTGAAAGAAACTTTTATCACAGGGTTTTTTAGGATGCCCGGAGTTATGAGTGGTGTGGAAGGGGTTGGCTCTGTTCTTAGAGATGCCACAGGTGTTTTAGATAAATCGCTAGAAAACTCAGGTTTTAAAAGGGCCATTGAACAGATGGAAAAACAAGCCGAATTCATAAGAAATTCCGGACTCAGTGAACAAGAACAGAAAAGACAAATGCTAGACTTGTATGAAACATATAAAAAAAATCTGCCGAAGCTTGCTGAAGATGTAATTGGAGAAGCCGGTGTTTTATATAAAGAAATACCAAAAAACACAAACGAACAGGTACAAAAAATTATGGATAAATTTACACCATATATAGACGGTATTTTTGGAGTGGTTAAAGGTGAAAAGAAAGAGATAGGAGGACAAGTCCCTGTTCTAGGTAAACCGTCAAGTGATTATGATTTTTTATCGACAAGCTATAATAATCCGGCTCTAACAAGTATTATGGCCAGGACCACACCAGGAACCCTCGCCGCAGGAAATGTTATAAACATTAATAGCCCAGCCATATCATACTCACCAACTATCAACCCTCAACTACAGGGAGTTAATTCACCACAAGAACTAATAGATTTGGTAAACAAGGGAGGGCTTCAACTTTCCGAACAATTAGCGAGAAGTTTATATGAGTCCTTGAAGAAATTGGATTTGATTAGACAGAGCCCATAAG